GACCGCCTGATCGACACGGGTTCTTACAGCGGCCGCGACGGCGCATTGGGCTACGATAACTACGTCCTGATCGTAAAGGGGAAGGTCGAGTCATGGAATACCAAACTCTCGAACAAGCCCTGCGACAAATCGATCACCACGGTCGACGTTTCCCGCGACCAGTACGGCAAACTCGCAACGGTCTGCCTTCGCGAGACGAAATGCAAGGTTCATTTCGGTAAAGGCGGGTCAGCAACCGCGAGGAGTGCGGGCAAGAACGATGCAATAGCCGAAGCCGCCGCAAAGATCAAGAAACTCGAACGGAAGGAAGAACTGTTTGATATCGCGGTCGGTGAACGAGTCCGGCACCGCGTTATGCGGTTGGCCGCGGATCATTTCGCAAAGAACGCTGAACTCGGACCGGATCTTGATAACATCCTGCCAGAACTGCTTGCCAAGCTGTGGCTGACCGCTACCGGCGGAATAGATGGAGCAACCCGCGGCCACCTAGTCGCACCGATCATGGCGGCCGCTACCGACTCAGAAGATGGGTTTGGCAACTTCGGCTATGAACAGCCGACGGTCGCAGATAATTTTCGGAAGCGGCTTTCAGAAGCACATCAGTATCGAATGCTCTTCCTTTTCGTTCACGGAAACACGGGGGCGATGTATTACGACGGGTACTCCTCACAATCGGGCGTCCGGAAGATCGCCGAGGAATACGGCATCGATTACACGATGCTCGATGCCCAGGTCCGCGTTGAGGTCGCTCAGGAAAAGGCGAAGAAGCACCTTAAACTTTTCAAGGCATATCTCGCCATGGTCGAGGCCGGCAAGAAGAACGCGAAGATCCCGCGGCCGTATGCACCGAGCTACAAGGCCCCGGCATAGGCAAGGAGGATCGACCGAATGAGCAATTGCAAGAAATGCGGTGCCGAGATCATTTGGGCTCGGCGAGCTGAGAAGCAGATCGACGGCAGCGTCCGGATCGTTCCCGGGGCGAGGGCGAACCCGATCGATGCTCGGCGTTTCACGGACGGAAACCTCGTCCTGGATTCCGAGCGTGGGATCTATCGGTTCGCCACCGGGAACGAGCAGGAAATGGCCGAACACGGCGGTAAGCGGCTCTGGAAGTCGCATTTTGCTGTTTGCCCGGGCGCGGATGATTTCCGCCGAAACGGCAAGGCCCAACCCCTATGAAACACTCGATGTTTGCACAGATCCCGACCTCGATGATCTGCCGGTTTGGCGAGCTGACCAAGCGGGAGATCATCGTCGTCGCCTTCCTGTTCGCTTCGCGAAACCGAAGGACGGGTTTGTGCAATCCTACGCAGCGGTCGATTTCTGAGGCGACCGGGATTGCTCCATCGCACGTGTCAGTTGCGGTTCGTGGGTTAATCGAGAAGGGGTGGATATCGGATGCCGGGCCGGACGGATTCGAGGTGTTGGAAGCACCGGCAGAAGTTACTGATTCGGTAACTTTACCAGGCTTGGAAAGTTACCAAATCGGTAATTCCGAAGTTACTGAATCGGTAACTACTGAGGCCCCGGATGTTACCAAATCGGTAAGTGAAGTTACCGAATCGGTAACCCAAAGTTACCAAATCGGTAACTCGCTTATTAAGGATTCTGAACACAAGGTTGAACACAAGATTAACAGAGAGAGAGATAGCCGCTCTCGCTCTGCCGATTTCGGTCCGCCGATCGGACCGACGCTCAAGGCAAATCATCCGGCACTCGTCGCTGTCCGCTCGCTCACCGGCCATCAGCCGGACCGGGCGACGTGGGATGGGATCATCGACGTGCTCGGCGAGGACCCCGACCTTGGGTTTCTCTCGAAATGCTACACCGATTGGGTCATGCGGGGCTTTCGGAAACAGAACTATGGCTGGATAACGGATTGGTATGCGAATGGAAAACGGAAGAGATCGAATGCGAATAGTAAAAGCGACGGATCAGGCGGCCGCAGCCGCGGCGGAAAGTCCCTTGCCGATATCGGCATCCGGGACTAGCTGCGAACGGTGCCATGGGTCCGGAATGGAGGTCGTCCCCGGCCGCGGCGCCAGAGCTTGCGAGTGCCTTACGAGCTCGATCCGGCAATATTTGCTCGGCCGGATCCCGGAACGCTTTGCTGGGTGCAGCCTCGCGGCGTTCGAGCCGGATGCCCGCCGGCACCCGATGCAGGCGGAGATTCTCGAGGCTCTCAGGGCGAATCCCGGTGCAAACTATTTCCTCTCCGGCTCCTTTGGGACCGGCAAGACGCAGTTTCTCTGGATGCTCTATCGGCAAGCGGTCGAGGGACGGGAACGGCATCCGTTGGCGTACACGCTGATCGGTCTGCTGAACGAGTACCGGTCGGCGTTTGACACTGCGGAACGGCGAACGGAGCCAGCCAGGCCGAAGCTGACCGCCGATGTGCTGCGGAATGCGAGTACCAAATATGCGGTATTTCTCGACGATATCGACAAGGCCAGGCCGACCGAGTACGTCGCCGAGCAAGTGTTCGACCTCCTCGACGCGATCTATGCCCACGGCCACCAGCTCGTCGTGACGACGAACCTCCCGGCCGTGGAACTGATCGACCACTTCGAGCGTGCTGACGAGCGGTACGGCGGGGCGATCGTCCGACGACTTCTTACAAACTCGACCAAGTTCGAAATGTTCTGATCTATGCCCGAGACCTGGAGAGAAAGAGCCCTAAAGCTGATCGATGAGGAATACAACGACCTCAGCCGGCGGCACCCGGACCATTCGCCGGCCGAGATCTGCGCAATGATGAGCCGCGACTGCCCGTTTCGGACCAACGACGCATACGCCCGGGGCGAGTGGAGCAAGGCTTTCGGCGATTACCGGATCGCCCGAACACGGCCGGACCTCGTCGAACGCTTCAAACTTGACGGACCGCTATTCTGAACACGTGGAAAAAGAGACGCGAACGATCAAACCTTTTCGCTGCCGGCGATGCGGATCGACCGAGGCCTATACCGACGGCGAGACGCTATTTTTTGCCGGGCGGCCGCTTCCGTTCGAGCCGCTCGAGGTGAGGTTTGCGTGCGGCCACTGGGGCCGGAACGTCCGGTGGATATCAACGACGCAGGAAAGAAAATTGACCGACCGCAGGCGTTTGTAGTATTTTTTGGCTAACAATTCTGGTCGCCGACCAATTAGCGTCGGTTCGGGGTAATTAACGGCTCCGAGTTATCGAGAGAACCTGCTCTCGAAGCTCGGGGCCGTTTTCATTTGGCGGAGAGAACGGTGACAAAAGCACAGGCACGAAAACTAGCAAAGCAGATATTCGACCGGTTCGATAAGCAGATAGTCGAGGCGACGAACGGGACCGTGATCGATCCCGCGTTCATCGCCGGCCTTATCGCGAATGAGGCCGGAAAGGACAGGGCAGGGAATATCAACCGTTCGGCGACCCGGTTCGAGCCACACGTGTTCGCCGCGCTCAAGGCCGTGCGTGACGGCCGACGAACCAGCTACAGCGGGATCCGCAGATCCGATGTTGCTGACGCCTCGGACAAAGCACTTCGAGCCCTCGCGACGTCGTATGAGGCGACGCAGATCATGGGCTGGCACGTGGTCAAGAATCTCCGTTGCACGATCGCTGACCTTCGTAACCCGGACAAACACTTTTTTTACACGGTAAAGCTCCTGCAGCTCAACGGCTATACGAAGAGGCTCGACGAGAATCAGATGGACCGTGAAATGCGGCAATGGAACACGGGCCGTGAGGACGGGAAAACGTATCACGCGAACTACGTTCCGAACGCTCGGCTGATCCGTGCCGCCTACCGCGAGCTCGAAGCGGGCCGCGTTTCGCGAACGGTAGAGGAACGGACAACGGCCCCGGCCGAACCTATTCCGCCGTCTCCACCAGCGATCGCCGAACCCGCCGAGGTGCCGGCCCCCGAACCGTACCAGGGCGTCGGATTTTGGGCCGTCATCAAGCGGGACCTTGTCGCCGCGACGGGCGGAAACCTGACGTTCGCGAGCCTGGCCGAATATGCGCAGCAGGCGAGCGGCTGGCCCGAGTGGGTCGTCGGCATCGTTACGACGATCCCCGTCGGGATCCTGATCGCGACGCTCGGGTATTTCGTCTTCCGGGTGATCCACTTCGCGGTGGATTCATGGAAGAAGAACAAGAAGGTGAGCTACGAGGTCGAAACCCGGTCGGCCGCCGACAGACGCGATATCGAGTGGGTTACCGGGGAGGACGCGGCATGATGCTGATCGCTACGTTTCTCGCGAACCTTTTCGGCGTCGAGTATGCCTCGGCGGCTAGGTGGCTTCGCCGAGGAGTTCGGATCGGCGCCGTCGTTCTCGCGGTTCTGGTCCTGCTCTTTGTCGTCTTGCAGATCCGCTCGTGTTTCTCAAGGCCGCCGAAGCTCGACGAGCGACAGATCCAGCGGGCCGAGGAAGCGATCAAGGCCGGGAACGACCGGGAGCTCCGCGAGATCCTCGTCGAATCGGACACGGCCGAGGCTCGAGCGGTCCAGGGCGCCGCGAATGCAAAGGCAGACAGGATAAATGCGGTTTATGAATCGCGGAAAAAGTGGGAAAACGCCAGCCGCGAGGAGCTGCAGGCGGAGTTCGATCGGAGGAGAAATCAATGAGGATCTACGGATATACGCTACTCGTATATTTGCTGTTTTCAGTGGCCGCGTTCGGGCAGCAATCGCCGGGGCCGGAGTGCCCGCCGGACCGCGTGTGCATCACGGTCGAGGACGCTCGGAAGGCCCTGATCGATGCCGACACGGTAGCAGCCCAGGCAAAGGAACTCGAGGCCAGGGATGCGACGATCGAGGAACTCCGCGGCGAGATCGGCCGGCTAAGGATCGAACTCGCGAAGACCGTGGGCGACAAGACCGGCGCCGAGCAAATGATCGTCCGGCTTTCGGCAATGGTCGACCTCCTTCTCAAATCGACAAAGAAGAAGTGCCTGCCTTTTAGCGTTTGCATCAACTGACATCGATGGACGGAATAACGGGAACCCAGGCGGTGATTGCCGCGATCGTGAGCATACTTTCGCTCGTCGGCGTCGGAAAGATCATAGAGCTGTTCTTGACGCGGTTGTGGTCCGGCCGCGACCGGCGAACGGCGGCACACGAAACAAATGAAGGAAAAATGATCGATGCGGACCAACTCGCTCTCAAGATCCTTCACGAGGACCTGCGGGAATTAAAAGCCCGGGTCGATCAGCTATCGACGGACCTGGCCGCTGTCCGGGACGAACGGGCACAGCTCCAGGCGGAGAACACGATCCTGCGAAACACGGAAAAGCTACTCAAGGAGCGGGTCGATAAGCAGAGCAGGCGGATCGACAAACTCGAAACGGATCTCGAGGACACGAAGACGCTGCTCAACGAGGCGAAGTTCGCGATCAGCTCTCGCGACAAGGAGCTAACGACGCTCCGCAGCGAACTGAACCTGACGACGCGGGATCTGCTCGATCTCAAAAGGCAGTACACCGAGCTTGAGGCGGCGACGGCGGTGCACAACTCCGGAGGTTAGAAAAATGGCAAAGGCTCCAACATATCGAAACCGCATCGTCGGCCACGGTGAAAAAACGGCCTCGGAATTCCAGGCGAACCCACTGAACTGGCGGAAGCACCCGGAGCCGCAGCAGCAGGCGATCTGGGAACTACTGCGAACGGTTGGGTGGGTGACCGGCGTCATCGAGAACGTCAGGACCGGGAACCTGATCGACGGGCACCTCCGAATCGAGGAAGCCCTGGCGTCAACGCCGGAAGAGAAGATCCCGTACACGCAGGTCGACCTCTCCGAAGAGGAGGAACGAAAGATCCTGCTTCTTCTCGACCCGGTCGGATCAATGGCAACGGCCGATGAAGAGCTGATCCAGGAGCTAATCGCCATCGTTGGCTTGCAGGAGGACACGCTTCTCGACGCCCTGACGGCCTTTACCGATACCGGAATAAAGGCAGAGGACCTCGGGGAATCGTTCGAACTCCCGGCCGGGGATCGCGAACCGTTCCAGCAGCTGACGTTCACGGTGACGGACGAACAAGCTGAAACTCTGAAGGCGGCACTCGAAAAGGCGAAAAAGGCCGGGCCATTCGTGGACACGGGGAACGAGAACAGCAACGGGAACGCGCTAGCGCGGATCGCGGAAGCCTATGTCTAAGGTCAAGGACATCGTTATCAAGCTCGTGCCGGCGGCGACGGCCAATGCGTTCGTCCGCCGATATCACTACTCCGGGAAGGTGGTGAACAATTCCCGACTGCACTTCGGAGCCTTTCTCGGAGACAGGCTCCACGGCGTCATGTCCTTTGGCTCGCCGCTCGATAAGCGCAAGGTCCTCGGGCTCGTTAAGGGAACGCTCTGGAACGAAATGCTCGAACTGAACCGGATGGCATTCGACGATGCCCTGCCGAAGAACAGCGAATCACGCTCGCTATCCGTCGCCCTGCGGATGATCCGGAAAAACGCCCCGCACATAAAGTGGGTGATCTCGTTCGCGGACGGGATGCAATGCGGCGACGGCACGATCTACCGGGCGAGTGGTTTTCTGCTGACCGGATTTTCGTCGGCGTCTATGTACGAGCTCCCGGAAGATCTCGCAAAGATCAACGGCGGCCCTATCGCCCACCGACTCTCGCTCCAGTGCAAAACATCGACGCTCTCACGCGAGATAATGCGCCGGACGAAGGGCAAGAACCTCACGAATTCGGAGTACTGCAATCTGCTCGGAATGAAGATCGTCCCGGGCTATATGCTCAGGTACATCTACTTCCTGCGGCCTGAGGAACGAGCTAATCTCACGGTCCCGATCCTTCCGTTCTCGGAGATCGAAAAACGCGGTGCCGGGATGTACCGCGGTGAAAAACGCGTGGCAAGCATAGATGGCGATGCGGCCGGCTTCCAGCCGGAGGAGAGCGGTTCGAGCCCGACTGCCACGCTCCAATAAAACTTGTCAAACAATAGGAGGTTGTCAGCAATGGTTGCCGGTGACGGCACAAAAAAGCGAGGAAAGCGACGATCGCCGCAAACGACAGCAAGGGTGATCGACCGCGGTTCGCGGATCCTTGAACTTAGAAAGAACGGTGCATCGCTGCGGGCCATTTCGGCCGCCTTGAAGAAGGAGGCCGAGGCGAAGGGCGAATCGGACCGGGGTTATAGCTACGAGCAGGTCCGAAAGGACTACAACGCGATCATCGACCTTCGGATCGAGGAACAGCAGGAAACGCTCGAAGAGATCCGTGCGATCTCGGCCGAGCGGCTCGAAGAGGTCCTTTTGCACTACATGCCTTACGTCCGGCTGAAGGTGGACGGTCTTACTCCGCGAAACGAGGTCGAACTGAAAAAGAAGGCCGGGGACACGGTGATCAAGGCGGTGAAGGAGCTGGCCGAGCTGTACGGGGCGAAGCGTCCGCAGAAGCTCGAGGTTACGGGCGAGGACGGCAAACCGCTGAACGTCGTGACGCAGGTGATCGTCGAGTTTACGAACGAGACCGGGGAGGACCGCGAATGAAGGGCCGAACGGAGTTCACGATGTGCCGGCGAAAGAAGCGGTACACGATCCGGCAGGCCCATCGCGTAGCGGGCAATTAGAACGAACGGCAGAAGAAGCGGGTCCACAGTTACCGCTGCCCGGTTTGCGGGCATTATCACGTTGGCGGATACGGAAAGAATGACCGTGAGCGCACAGATCCCGAAGATCAAACTGCCGCGTAAATTCGGCACGGTTTGGAACTCGCTTCGCCCGTATCAGATCTGGTACGGCGGCCGCGGTTCGGCAAAATCGTGGACGAAGGCAACGCAGTTCCTGCTCAAGGCACAGTCGCAGCGGTATTTACGGGGCGTTTTTGCTCGCGCCACGCAGAAGAACGTCCGGGCCTCGCAGTTCCAGCTTTTTAAGGACCTCGTCCGGCGCTTCCCGTGCTTTCACAATCAATTCACATTCCAAGAATCCGGGATGCGGATCACGTGCCGGGCGACGGGCAACTACATGATGGGTGGTTCGTTCGAGCAACCCGACACGCTTCGCTCGGTCCCGGACCCGACCGACTTCTGGGCCGAGGAGCCGATCACGCGGGAATCGCAGATAAACCGTCAGGACTTCCTCGATATCGTCGGCTCGCTGCGAAACCCCGAGGGGGTGCAGACGCAGTTTCATTTCACGTTCAACCCGATCTCGATGCAAACGTGGATCTACGAGGATTTCTTTCTCAAGAACCTCTACGACTGCGAAAAGCTCTTTATCAACTATTGGGAGAACCCGTACCGCCCGCAATCGACGATCGACTTCCTCGAGTCGCTGAAGATCATCGACCCGAAGCGGTACCGGGTCGATGCCCTCGGCGAATGGGGCATTGCCCACGAGGGCCTGATCTACAAGGACTGGGAGGCGGTCGACGAAATGCCGGAGCCGGATTACTACGGCGTCGATTTCGGCCACACGAACCCGGCGGCGCTCGTCCAGGCGGCGGTCCGCGACGAAATGGGGCAGCCGCGAAAGACGCTCTTCTGGCAGGAACTGCTCTATGAGACCGGGCACACGGAGGCCTCGCTGATCGCCCGGTTCCGCGAGATCGGGGTAAAGAAGCACATTCCGATGATCTGCGATAACGAATCGCCGGCGACCATTGAGGCACTTCGGCGGGCGGGTTACCGGGCGGTTCCGTGCAAGAAATACGCCGGAAGCGTTTGGGACGGAATCAACCACGTCCTCGACCACGAGCTAAAGATCGTCCGCGGATCGGAGAACCTCTTTGCGGAGATCGGCAACTACTGCTGGGACGTGCTGCCGAACGGAAAGCTTCGCGAGGAGCCGGAAAAGAACTCGGTCTGCCACGCACTCGATGCCGGCCGATACGCGGCCGAGGGGACGAAGCGAAAGCCGGGGCAATTCTACAGCTGGTAAACGACTATGACCGACCTAAAAAAAGCACTTGAACTGTTCATCGCCGTGCGGCCCGGCCGCGAGCACCTGATCGATTACTACGATGGGCGGCATCAGCTGATGTTCGCCACGGACCGTTTCAAATCGACGTTCGGCGACATGCTGAAAACAATGAAGGACAACCTTTGCCCGATCGTCGTCGAGGCGACGGCGGACCGGATGGAGGTGATCAATTTCTCTGGCAGCGAGGCAGAGAGCGAGGTTTCGAAGCGGGCTTGGAAGCTCTGGCAGCGGGAGCAAATGGAACTGAACTCCTACCGCCTGCACGTCGAGGCGATCCGATCCGGGGCCGGTTACCTGATCGTTTGGCCCGATGATGCCGGAAAGGCGAGGTTCTATGTGCAGGACTCGCGGAATTGCGTCGTCGTTCGGGATCCGGAGACGGACGCGATCCGCTTTGGGGCGAAGCTTTGGAAGAACGAGGAGAAGAAGCTTCGCCTCAATCTCTACTATCCGGAGAAGGTCCAAAAGCTGATCTCGAAAAACGCCTTCGAGGCCGGCGTCTCGCAGCTCCGCGAGGCCGAGTTCATTCCGCTCGACGGCGAACCCGAGACACCTAACCCATTTGGGGTAGTTCCGATGTTCGAGTTCGCGACATCGCCGATACTCGATAACGCCGTCCCGATCCAGAACGCCCTGAACAAAACAGTCTGCGACAAACTCGTGGCGATGGAGTTCGCGGCATTCCGGCAGCGGTACGCGACGGGGCTTGAGTTTCCGATCGACGAGATCACGGGCGAGCGAAAAATGCCGTTCAAGGCGGGAGTGGACCGGATCTGGGCAACGGACCGGCCGGAGGCGAAATTCGGGGACTTCAACGAGGCTGACCTGACGCAGTTTTTGAAGGTCGCCGATTCGTATCGCCTTGAAATGGCCCGCGTGACGGGAACGCCGCTCCACTTCTTCGCGATCGTTACGAGCGACGCGATTTCGGGCGAAGCACTCAAGACGCTCGAGTCGCGGTTCACGAAACGGATCATGCGGCTTTGTCTTTCGTTCGGCCCGGTCTGGGCCGAGGCGATGGAGTTCGCACTGCGGATCGAGGGCGCAACCGCTGGCGGTGACCTGACGGTCCAATGGACGCCGGCCGAACAGCGAAGCGAAAAAGAGGTCCTGGAAACGCTCGGGATGAAGCGAGACACGCTCGACGTGCCGGTCGATACGCTCCGCGAGGAGTACGGCTACACGGAGGAGGACATCCGAAAGTTCAACCGGGAGAACGCGATCATCGTGGAACCGGAACGCGGTGACGGCGAGGACGACGAATGACCGAGGCGGAGATCAAACGGGCGGAACGCGAGGCGGAGACCGATGCCGAATGGCTCGGGCTGCTCTTGCTCCTGGCGTTCCGAAAGAAGCGGGCCGCGGACGTGACCGAGGTGCGGTTTGACGCGGCGACGGGCCGATTCTATTTGAATGGCCGGGCGGTTTCGGTTCGTTCGATCCGGGCTTACCTGACGCGGATCGAGGACCGTATGGCCCGGAGGTTGGTCCAGACCACAACGCGGCTTGAAAAGGGCGAGATCACTCTCGCCGAATGGAAGCGGGAGTTTGACCGGACGGTGACCTCGACGCACATTCTGGCCGGGGCCTTGGCGCTCGGCGGGATCTCTGTCGCGGCCCGGAACGGCTTCACGCTCGAGCGGATCGCCGAGCAGCTCGTCTATGCAGACCGGTTCGCCGAGGACGTACGGAAAGGCCGGGCGGGCTCGCTCGCCAAGATGCGATCGCGGGCGAAGCAATATGCCCGGGCGGCGCACATCACTTTCTCGAACGCCGAGCAGCTCGCCCGACAGGCTTTGGGGGTCCAACGCGAGGCGATGCGGATCCGGCGGGCGGCGGAGAGCTGCCGGCCATGCATAAAGTTCAGCAACAAGTGGATGCCGATCGAGGCGATGCCGCCGATCGGATCATTTCCCAAAGAGATCGGCGGGTGCGCTCACTACTGCCGTTGTTATCTGGTCTATCGATGAAGGAAGAAAAGCCAAAACCGGTCGTCCGGAAGCTGACCGAGGCCGAACGCCTCGCGGTAGAGGAGCGCCGAATCGAGATCAATTATCTCCGGCATCTGAAGCGGAAGTATCCGGCCGAAGACGAGCGAATTTCGGCCGAGATCCGAACATCACGCAAAATCGGTTGACACAGACGCCCTTTTTCGGTTAATTTTCCGAAAGCGGCAAATGCCGCGGTGAAAACTAAATAGCCTAAGGGCCACAATCTTAAGATTCATCGCCCGTCAGATACGAGATAACAGATCTCGCGTTTGGCGGGCGATTCGCTTTTTATGCCAAACGACAACACGAACACCGGAGCAGGATCGCAGGCCGCGGGAGCCGCCGACCAAGGGGCCGAGGGCCAGGGGCAGCAACCGCAGACGTCCGACGGGACGGGACAAAACACGGGTGCGGGACAGCAACAACCGGGAGCAGGGACCCAGACCTCGCAACAATCGACTGGGGAGCAAACGAAGGAAAAGACATTCACGCAGGCGGACGTTGACCGCATCGTTTCCGAAAGGATCAAGAAGGGCGTAAAGGCCGAACTCAAAAAGATCATCGGCGAGGGTGAACCCGCAAAGATCGAGGATGTCCAGAGACAGTTGAGCGAAAGTCAGACGGAGCTGCGGACCTTTAGGGCACGCGACGAGATCCATGAATTAATCGCCGATCCGGCGAATAAGCTCGCGGTCCGGCCGGAGAACTTCCGGGCGATCGAGAAGCTTGTTCTTGCGGACCTGGAGTTCGACGACGCGGGAAAACCGTCGAACCTGGCCGCGACGGTCGAGGCGGTCAAAAAGCTCGCTCCTGCTCTGTTCTCAAATAGTCCGGGTTCGATCAATGCCGGCGAGGGGAAAGGATCTCCGGTTTCCGGCTTCGATATGAACTCAATGATTCGGCGAGCAGCCGGGAGACAGTAGAGCAATATGCCATACGACAACATTATTTCGCGTTCAGACGCGCAGGCCCTGATCCCGGAGGATGCGGCCCGCGAGATCTGGAAAAACGTACCGCAGGCCTCGGCCGCGATGTCGCTTTTCCGGCCGCGTCGGCTTAGCCGGAATCAGCAGCGAGTGCCGGTCCTCGCGACGCTTCCGCAGGCTTACTTCGTCAATGGCGATACGGGCCTGAAGCAGACGACCGAGCAGCAGTGGGCGAACAAGTTCTTCAACGTCGAGGAAGTCGCCGTGATCGTTCCGATCCCAGAGGCCGTGCTCGACGATGCCGACTATGACATCTGGGAGGAGATCCGGCCGAACATCGTCGAGGCGATCGGCCGCACGGTCGATGCCGCGATCTTTTTCGGTACCAATGCCCCGGCCTCGTGGCCGGATGCGATCGTCGCGGACGCCATCGCCGCGGGCAATGTTTACGCCCGGGGAACGAACAACGCCGCGGCCGGCGGGATCGCGGCCGATATCTCGGACATCATGTCGCTCGTCGAGACGGATGGCTATGACGTTAACGGGATCATCGCGAGCCGGACCTATAAGGGCCGCCTGCGGAACGCCCGGGGCACGGACGGCCAGCCGCTGATGGACATGCAGGGGAACGTCTACGGCATCACGCCGCAGTATCCGCTCCGCGGCATGTGGCCCACGGGGACGAACGCGGCCGAGCTGATCGTCGGCGACTATACGCAGGCCTATATGGCGATCCGGCAGGACATCACCTACAAGGTGCTGACCGAGGCGGTGATCCAGGGGCAGGACGGGGCGATCATCTATAACCTCGCCCAGCAGGATATGGTCGCACTCCGCGTCGTTTTCCGCTGTGCCTGGCAGGTGGCAAACCCGATCAACTACGATCAGCCGACCGAGGAGGATCGTTATCCCTTCGGCGTTCTCCGCTCACCGAACGCCTAATGTCGCTTACGGCAGAAGAGCAGCGGGCCTTGAACTATAACCAGAGCACGAAGCGCCGTGCCCTGGCCGTCAAGGCCCGAAAGAAAAGGCTTCGCGGGAATGAGCAGGCGGCCGCCGATCTATCGGCGAACACCGAGGCACTGACCCGCGAAGGCCTGAAAACCGGAAGGCAGAAAGACCTGATCCGCTATGACAAAAGGTTCGATTACACGCTATCGGACGACGACTAGACGGGTCGCATAGGAGAAGAAAAACATCATGGGCGAAAAGGCACCATTAGTTCAGAAGATCTCGGTCACGACGCCGAACGTCGCCGCGGGATCGACCGATTCATTCGCGATCGGCGAGGCCGCGTTTGACGGCGAGGTCACGGCGATCTCTTTCATCCCGGACGCGGCAGCAACGGGCGACAACACGAACAAGCGGACCTACACGGTCGTCAACAAGGGCCAGCACGGAGCCGGGCCG